CATCAAGTCCATACCAAAGCAAGGGATTATCTCCTCCCCTACCTGTGGAGTCTTGGGATATATTATATTGTTATGAATATTAAGTTGCTTGCCATCCCATATATCTACATGCCTAGACTTAAGGAAGTACTTACCACTGTATAAGTCAGCAGTTAACTTAACTCCTTTCTTATTCTGCCAAGTTGCATGGTTATATTCATATTGTAAATCAGGAAAGGTATCAAATACTGCTTGCCTGTAACCTGACCAAAGGTCAGTCCCTTTGTCTCCAATCATCACTTCTCTCTTGATGGAACCAGTCTACCACATCTTCTGGACTTCCGAAACCCCTACGATGATTGCCTGAGTCGGGGTCTCCAATATTCAGACGGTTAAGAAAAGACTCGTCAGGATTTGTACTCATCCTACGAGCCGTGTTCAGCATACCTCTAGCAGAAGTATTTGCCTTTGCTAATTTTTGTGCCCATATCATATCATCTATACTTACTTCGCTGCCAGAGGCAATATCTTTGCAAATGCCTTCTAACCGAAGGCGATATTGTGTTGATAACATATACTGATTTGTAGTATTAATATAATTTATACTCCAAACAGTTCTGCCCTTACCCAATCGTCAGATAGATGTGGAGTCCCAAACATATCTAATTGTAAGTTATTAACATCCACAAAAATATCATCCTCTGCTTTCTTCCAAGCATGTTGCCAATAGTATGACCCATCTTCTTTCCTCCACAGATAACTTGTATCATGTGAAGTGATAGGAAATAATGAGATTAACTCTTGACCAAGATTACGTTGCCAACAAGGATCTTTAGCACGCTTTTCGTACTCAGTTTGTGACATGTATTACACCTTTCATACCTGCACCTGCGTGAGGATCACATTGGAAATGATAATCTCCTGGTTCATTAAAGACAAGATCAAATTTTTCACCACCTGTAAAGGCTAGGTCACTGTGTGACATTTCCTGATAAGGTTCATCGAAGACTACATTGTGAGGAGGTAGTTCGTTGTTTATGAAGGTAACTGTGTCACCTGCTTGGATAGTGAGTTCGCATGGTTCGAAAACTAACATGCCCCCAGAACCCATTTGTATTTCAGCAGCCCTTGCTGAAGCTGCGAGAGAAAAGGATAGGAATAATGCTGTCAGCATTATTGTTAATCTAGACATCCACCACATAATTTCGTGTTTGTGTTTTGTAATAGTACTCATAGTTCGATTCCCATAGTACAGTAATCAATAAAATGAGGATGCTCCCTTAACTCAGGGACATCCTCCTTCGAATTCTTGATTGCACTATAGGCATCGTCTGCGTATTCGCAGATTTCATAACGTTCTTTTCGGTTGTTGTGATAACCGACTGTATAATGAGACATTTTGTCTCCTCAAGTTACGAAACTATTTATCCGTGGATGAGTAAAAGTACTCTTTAATAACTGCTATTTGGTCATGGTATCGAGATATCTTATCTAATTCCACTTGGATTGCTTCAGTTATGTCTGAATGCTCACCAATACCTGCAGGATGTTCTAAGTAAACTTCCACGTTTGCTTTATGCTTTTGGATTTCACCATTAGCGTGAGCAAGAACTGCTCTCAATAGTTTCTCTCTCATGTGATAGTGTCCCATAATTTTCAGTTGTTAATATCTAAATCCAACTCTTCTAAGAAGCGTTGTCTATGTGCCCATGTAACACCACTTGTAGATCCTTTACAAGGGTTGATGCACTTTGGTAAGTTTACCACATTACACACCAATCCTGCAAGGTCATGTGGACACGCTAACTTACCTGTAGCCCAGTATAACTGACCATCAATCCAAGTTGCTTCGCAACCTGGGCATTTTTTAATACTCATGACGATGCAAACGCAGGATTTTTAGGACAGAGACTTTCATGTTTCGCTATCCACTTTTTACATTCTAGTTTATTTGTTACTGGAGCTGTTAAGCCACAGTATTTACACTTTAACTTAGTTGCCATAATGCATTGCTCCTTTGGTTTTCTTAGGTAACTTACCTGATCTTACCTTTGTACCTGATGTTTCACCTTCTTTAGAAGGATTCTTACCTGGTTTGGATTTACCTAAAGCAAATGATTTATCTGCTTTATTTTGCTTGGACTGTGTGTCGTGTAATTGTGCAGACTTACCTGCCTTCTTAGTTATAACACTTTCTTGTCCATATTTGCGACCCAATCGTCGCATAACTTTACCAAATCTTCTTTTACTCATGCCTTTAGCAGGAGTTGTTTGGTAGGATACTTCTTGCTTAGTACCCTCTTTACCATCTTTCTTATACTTATACTCCCCTACACCTTTGGAGTATCCAATCCCCTTCTTCTTGAGATCTTTTTCTAATCCTTTACGACTCTCACGGTTCTTTTTCTCATCATTACCCCTATCGGCAGCGATGTTTCCTGTAGTTTGTGTTTTAGATTTAGTAAGTTGTCTAGAAGTTCTATTACCTTCATCTAAAAACTCTTTCCAAGTTTTGTTTCCTTCCTTGACACAAGAACCTTTTGCATATCTCTTGGTACCAGGCTTACGTTTGTAACCATCCCAACAGACTTTCTCTTCTTTGGCAATGTTACCTGATTTCATTCTATTCTTTTCAGCAAATCCTTTGATAAGCATCTTGAGTTTTGCTCTCTTACCATATGGATTTGGTTTCTTCTCTTCTTTCTTCTTAGCGAAAGCAGCCATAGCACCTTTAGGTTTACCGTCTCCTTTATAGAGTCCGTACTTAGTACCTTCTACCTGCACCTCTTCATTTTTACTTTTATCATATACAGTGCCCTTTAATGCTAACTTACCTGCTGCCTTACTGACACCCGCTACTCTCTTTGCTGTC